AAGAGAGTGTATTTTTCTTGGAAGTGGAAGTGTATCTGAATCGCTTCCTATTACTGTAAACTTATCATCAAACAAGAAGAACTTTTGTCCAGTGTAAAACTCAATCATTTTTCTGGCGTACTTTTCAGCCATTCTTAATTCGTGATAAGTTTTGAAGTTTGGGTCCGAAGCATCTGCTCCAAGACCCAAATCTTCAACCACTTCTGCTAAGCTCACATATGGAACAACAATGTCACAGTAGGTAGTTAAATACTCTGTATTAGTACCATCTATTGTAAACTGCCATACAAGCTTTAATCTTTTTATTCTATCTGTTAAACTTAATGGTAGGTAGATGACATAAGTTCCAGGATTAGACTCTTCTGCTTCTGCGGTATAAATACCAACATGCTCATTAGGGTCAATTGCTGGGGTAACCAATGGATCCTCCGTTATGTCATAAACAACAACAACGACTGGATTTTGATTATCTAATACTTCGCCTCTCCAAGATATTCTTGTCTTGATTGGTGCGTTTGTATCCTTATATATTTCTGCCATCTGTTAGGCTTAGTTGTAGTACTCCTGTACTTCTCTAGGTGTAGCTAATCTAAACCCTTCCTCCTTATCAAAAATTTCTTGAGCCACATCTGGCATCATTGCTACAAATGGGTGCTCTCTGGTAAATGTAAAACCTAGCGCATCATATCTAGCGTTTGCTCTGTCCATCTTTACAAGGACCATATCTTCATCAATCTTTTGAGTTGGATCTAGTCGAGGAAGAATTTCATCTGCGTCTTCTTTTGCATCTTCAACCTTCTTAAGTGTATCTTGATACACTGACCAAGTTACTCCCTCTTCTGTTAGAGCTGCAATTATATCTGCTTTATTTTTTAGTCCGTCAACATCAACTGCGAAGTCCGCTGCCAATGTTTTCAGATCTTTGACTTTTAGTGTGTCAAATGACATATATACTCCTTTGGTATGTATATAAATTATAGCACTACTAAATTAAAATGAAAAGCCCCCAAAATTAATTGGGGGCCTTTCGGTAGTTATTTCTTATTTAATTAAGAAGCAACCTTAACGTCTTTTACGACTACCCATGCATCTGCCTGCTCAATTTGGGTACCAACACGAGTATACATTGTATATTCGATTGAGTCCTTCTTTGGCCAGAAGAAGCGGTAAACAGTTACATCACGCTTGATACCAATAACAACGTTATTTGGGAATGTCAAGTGGACGTCTCCGTGGTCTCCTGATGGGCTTACATATGAACCTGTCTGTGTTTCCTTAAGTAGCGGAACTTCAACAATTGGAATACCAAATGCGAATGGAGCTACGAAACCTGCTGGTCCACCTAGTCCTGGCTCATTTCCACGGATGATGCTTGAAGCGATATCCTGTGGGTTTGCAGAACCGTAGTTACCCAACTGTGAAGTTGAGTACAAGTAATCTTGAATAAGGTTTGAGCCTGCAAGGAAGCGTAGGTCTGGACGACGCTGCTTGTACTTACGTGGCATAGCCTTAAGAGCCTTGTTGAAGATTTCACGAGACACGTTTGCGCCCGCTCCAGCTACTACGTGGCCGTTTGCCTTTGCAAGCTTAACTACACCGTCAAATGACTTGTATAGTGCATCTGATGACAAAGCTGTGTTACCGTTAAGGACTACGTCCTCAAGGTCGTTACCAGCCTGTGTTGCCATAAGTCTTGCAATGTGATCTTCTAGATCTGCACCTTCAATGTTGTCTTCTAGAGACTCTGTTGAAAGCTCCCAATCTAGTCGAAGCTTCTTTGTTGTGAGAGAGATCTTTGAGAACTGTACTGCTGCGTTTGAGCCAGTGTTCTCTGCTTCAGCTGCAAGCTTCATAAGCTTCTCACCGACGCCGATACGATCAATCTCTGTAGTGTCAGCCTTCATACGGACTGTACGTGCTACTTTACCGATTACTGTTGCATCGAACATGTAATCAAGGAATCTTGCGGATTGCTCAGGATTGAGCAAGCCTCCCTTACCCTCGGAACCTACGTGAATTCCGTCGGTTGGGTCTGCTGCGCCTGACATTCCACCTGTTAGTGTTGTGCCTGCTTCAGCTGCTTTAGCTAATAGTTCATTACTCATTAGTTGTTCAACATACCCTTATTTTGTTAATTCGCTAACGGAACCGAGGAAAGTGCCGTTCCATTTTGATTTTTTGATTGTTACTCCTGCTGACCCGCCAAGGTCAGAGGACTTCTTGATTGCAGTATCTGATTCTACTGCGTCTACTCTTTTTTCAACTGTGTCCATTATAGACTTAATTGAATCAACTGCTGTTGAGAGTTCTGTATGCTTTTCTGCCAATTCTGAAATTCTCACGTCAACACTCTTGCTAAAAGCTTCGACTGTCTCCTTGATTGTTGAAACCTGAGCAGCGTTTGCCTCAGAGGCCTTTTCCAAAGTCTCTGAGAAGAAACCCTTAAGGTCGCCTAGCATTTTAACAAAGTCAGGTGCTTCCTGAGCTGTTAGTTCTGCTGATTTTTCCAGAACTTCGGCAGAAGTTTCTTCAGCTACAACTTCAGCAGATTCTTCTACTACTGCTGGTGCAACTTCTTCAATAATTTCTGCAGGTGCTTCTACGGCGACTGCTGCTTCTTCTACTACTGGAGTTGCTTCTGTTACATTAAGCTTTTCCACTTCATTTCCTCCTTCTGCAATTGCCATATTTATATTTGTGTTGTCAGGCAATGTTTGCAATCTTGATCTACGTGAATCAAGAATCTTCTCTATTTCTTTTGCTTTGTTTACGTCGTTTGATTCTACCCATCCAATTAGTTCTGTTTTCTTACCAGTAACTGGTGACAAGTATTCAGCTTCTGTTGACATAAAAACAGAATCGCTATCTGCACAATAAAAAATGTTTTCCATTTTAACATCTGCTGCGATACCTTTAAATACCATTTGTCCGTTTACTTTTTCAATAGATAAAATGTTACATAGTTCATTTGCTGGTGAATCAACGATTGATAGCTCAACGAGTGCATACTCTTTAATAAATCTTACTGATGCTCCAGTTGCTTTGTTTACTTCGTTATCTGATTCAATAATCTTTCCGCCAATTGAAAACCCTGTTAGAGTTCCGTCCAATACTTTTTCCCAAGTATCCTGTGCGCCTTTTGAAATATAAGCGTCAACATAAACTCCGTTGTAAAATTCTTTTGTGTTTGGATCGTAAAAAGTTTCTGGTCTAAATGAAGCAACTTTACCAACTGCAAGTGGCTGATGCATTTCTCTTAGATTTCCTCTAAAGCTTTCAAATGCTTTCATGCTAGCTTCTTGAGTTACGACATCGCCAGTCTGATCCAGGTTGTCTAATGTTGCAAACCCTGAGACTGTTCTCTTCTCTCTATTGACCTTGGTGAATGGAACTGATAAATTAATAGCATTTCCATTGGAAGACCAATGTGACTTTTCTATGATCATATGTTATATATTATAGGGATTCTTGTATCAAAAGGCAAATAACTAGTTGAGTAGGACTAGTCGACTTGTCTTCCATCTCCCTTTGCATTTCTTCCCTCCCCAGAATTATCTGGTGAGTTGGATGATCTTTCTTGGTCACGGGCTCTGCTTTGATTTGCCTGGGCTTTAATTTCTGCAGATTTGGCGGCAAGATCGACTGGGTCGTCTCCACCTTCTCTTGGTACCATACCCATTCTAACTCTAATTTCGTTAGGGGTAATAACCTGGAATCGCAAATATCTCTCATCGATCTTAGACTGTGTATCTGCATCTGTCAGGCTTAATTCATTAAATCTAAGCTCTAGGGCATCTGTCATTTCCTGAATAATTTTATTTAATTTCTTTTCAAGATTTTCTTGAGCTGGTCGACAAACTTGCTCTTTAAATGTCTTGTCAGCATCTCTAGCATTTGCCAAAGATATGCCGCTTGCTGTTCCAATCTTATTAATTGGGACTCTGTGAGCCATCAAAATTTCGTCTCTATTTGCCTGTCTATAAACGTTAAAAGAAGACTCTTGAGACCCTGCCTCAATTGGCTCCATTTTAAACTCAGTCTTAGAGTCTGGCGAATCTGGAGGAAGCGGAATATAAAGAGACCTATGGTTCTTTCCCCTTAATCCAACCTGGAAGAATTCGAGCAGCTTTCTTTCTGATTCTGGAGAAAGCTTTGCGCCCTTGACTGTAATGATATATCTAGGCACAGCCTTATTTTCAAAATAGTCTAAGTTATATTTACCAGCAAACTCGTTTCCTGCCATTGCGTTTTGTGCTGCAATAATATCTGGGATTCCGTAGTAGTTATTTTTTGGAGTGTATTTTTTAACATGAATAATTTCATTTGGTCTATCTTCTTGGCCAGCAATTGGGTTTACTGTCTTAGTGTCTCCAAAGTTTCTAAAGAACACAGCCTTTCCATAAAGAAGCTGGATAAAACCGTCTCTAAGGCGTCTTACACGCATTGTCTTGGCTGGGATGTGTCCAATATACCCAATCTTACCAGTTGTAGTTCTACCGACCTCCAGATAGCCGTTACCAGTGGCTTCTAGATCAGTGTAGAACTTAATAAGAGTTTCTTTAAAAGTTTCGTCTTCGTTGCAATCCTCAAGCCATCTATGAAGATCTTGTTTAATTCTGTTTAATTTTTTACGTGCTCTATCAAGCTGCTTTTCATCTGTTATTTCATCAAGAGCATCCGTTGTCTTTTTTGATTCTATGAAGTCAAAGCCTAGCCCAACTATATTGGCAACCTTTGCATTAATTGCTGCATAGTTGTATGGTGATATTTCATATATTGTTGAAAGATAGTCTAGGTTATACTCTGGCTGTATTAAATCAAATGTGGCGTAGCCGCTTACTGCTTGCTGATGCTGAAGCTGCTGGCTAACTGATCCGTCTTTACCAGTAAAAGCTTTTTGAATATCTCGTGAGACTTTTCTTCTAAATGAAGGCCCAAGTCCTGAGAGCTTTAGAATTTCTTCTGGTTCAATATCAAATAGATCATCAGATTTTTGTGTTGTTGGGTTATTAAATCTCATCCAGTCTGCAACATTAGATATCTCAAGATTGTCGCTCACATTGTCATCTTCGTATTCAATCATTTATTAGGACCTTTCAACTTAGCCATCTCGTCTTTGTAAACACCAATATCCATTGGGTCTGGGGTCAAACCCCATCTAAGTCTTTGTTTTTGATATTCGAATTCTTCTTCATCAATCTGTCTGCTGCCCTCGATAAACTTAGGCTGCCCAACGTCAATTCCATAATGAGCTACCGCTTGTGCAAGAAGTGCGATTCTTTCTTTGTTGCCCAACATTGAGTTAATTGAAAGAAAATTATTATCTTCGTCGCCAACCCATCTTCCGTCGGGCATCTCCCAGACATACACACCTAGTCTGGTCTCGCCAGATTTCATTTTAGCGCTAGTTCTCTTTATATCCATAATGATTTATTTTACCATCTTTAACTACATAAGTCCAGCTTTTGTCAACAAGACTGACAAGATTATATGATTTGAAGCACTACCCTGTCTCTAGAGTAGGTTAATACTGAGTCTTCTGTCAGGGTCATTGACGAATCTTCTGCTGTTGGGATTACTTTGCCTATATAAAGGTTATAGTGCTCATCATGGCTAATGGATGGATTAGAGTAAATAGCTATATTTTGATAAAGATTATCGTCAAGTACCCCAGACCTGTCTCCCAAAAGCTGCTTCCCGTTGAACCATATTTGACCAGTAATATCATCAGATGTTTTAATTAAAATATAGTTTGGCTCATCTATATATAAATACTCAGATATATTAGTTGCCAATGAAGCATCTTGGCCATTTATATAAATGTTGCTAATGTTTGACTTAGAGATTATTCCGCCTGCCGCCCATGACAGATAGGTCTCAACCGATTCAGTTTTATTAAAAACTAAGTACACA